ACGGGATGGCTTGAACCTCTTCCTGCCCTGTCGCCATAAGAAGCTCTAGGCGCGGCATTTGTAGGCGATTATTGTTATCGCTAAGGACCGGCGTTGTCAGGCTAGAAACGAATTCTTGATCACCCTCTAGGATGTAATCCCAATCCATGCGCCACAAACGAGGCAACACCGCATCCCCGCAATACCACGCATTCCCCATATAGGTCATGCTGTTGGCGCGCCAAGAGGACATGCCATAGGATTCGCGACGATGCCATTGCTGAGCAGGGATGTCGTACCCAATGGTCAACTGCCCTGGGAAGGTCCAATAGACCACTTCGTGCCCGGAGTCCTTCCATGTGTAGCTATACGCCTGGCTCCAATTGAGGTCGCGCACAGCCTGTTCAATCGGGGTCGTGGAGATTCTTACCGGATAAGAGTTGCCCTGGATGCGGTAGAAAGATCCATCATTGCCGAAAAATAACAGGGTTCCATCTGCCTTGGCGACCCCGTAACGGCTTGCGCAGCCGTAGTTATAGACTTGGTTAGTCGTCCTAAAAGGCTGAGTGACCGCGCCTGTATTACGGAACTTCTCATAGGATCTTTCTGAGAACAGGAACAGTTCGCCAGCATTGACCGCCAAGGTCACCAGTAGATCCGGCTGACCCTCTGAGGTGAAACGGTCTAAGGTGTTATAGCTATAGGCGTCGGCAAGTTCTGAATGCGCAGCAAAGCGCCTGCCCGGTTCAATAAAGATCAGGTATCCGTCCAAGAAATCCCAGACAATGGCGCCAGGGAAGCCCTCATCCGTAATACGCCCCAGCTCTAATGTCGTGGTGTCGTAGACATAGCCGGCGCTTCCATTGGCAATCACCATCTGATTGCCATTAGTGACCTGGTTGTGCGCGAACGAGACACGACCATTCCCCGAGATCTGCCCAATGGGAACGGCCACTTGTTTCACGTACTGGTAGAGCTGCTTGCCTACCACCCCAAATAGCTTGCCCTCGCAGTTATACGTCCCGCGTACGCGCCCCTCACCGGCTTCCACATACGGCCTTAGCCCTGGCGGCGTACGCAACATGGTCGGTGTCAAAGTGCCATTGACCTCAGCCACGCAAGGAAGCCAGTTCACGCAGTCCTGTTGGGACCAGTCGCGCGTATCGTCCTTGTAGAACCCACCGACGAACGGGAGCGGCGCTTTCCGCATTAGCAGTCCCACCGCGTAGAGCCAGTGCCACCACAGCAGCCATCGTATGTGTATTCCAAGGGGTTTGCGGCACGGAACTGACGACGCAGGACGTTAAGCCCATTCGTCGCCATTGCAGAAACCCGGGCGCCAGGCTCAACCGCATATTCATCAGAAAGGGTCATCGCCAGGTTGGCGGCGACTGCTTCATGCGATTCATCAGGAATCGGCATCGTGTCGGAAGGATTGGACACGTTAGTCCAGCCCATGGGAAGCGGGAAGCTCTCCCACTTGGTCATCATGGCGTTTAACGCCTCGATGCCAGTTTCCATATCCCGTGGTTGGACGGGCTGGTCAGGGTCTAAGACCCGAATAAGGCGGAGTGCGCGGGTAACAATCTTTTCGACGGTCGCCATATTCACTCCTAGAAGAAACCCCGGGCCACTGACGAGGCGAACCCGGGGGTAGTGCTGGATTACCTAGCTGCCTTAGCAGCCTTTTCCTGATCCGCTCGGGCCTTGGCCGCAGCGTCATCCTGCTTCTTCTGCTCGGCTGCTTCCTTCGCGTCAATCTTTTCCTGACGCTTTTCATTGGCCTTCAGGACTTCAGCCTGAGCATCGGCAATGGAAACCTCGTCCTCAACCGGCGCCGGGTTCCATTCTTCGCCGTTCGACTTCTTGCCTTCCGGCTCCTTCCAGCCGTCACCCTTGGCATCTTCCACATCATCGCCATGGAACAGCTTGATTTCGCCGTCTTTTTCTAGGTACTTGGCGTACTTATGCTCGGACATGTCAGGCTCCTTATGCCGTGGTCTTGATGAGACCGAGCGAGGCAAGCGCGGTGGCGAGCTGGGCAGCGGTCACGGTGGCAAGGGACAGCGCAGCCGGCTGGACGGCCGGGGTAGCGCCAAAGAAACCCAACTTGGACGTGGCATTACGGGCAATGCAGGTGCCGTCAGACGTTTCTGCAACCGCATAGCCGATGGTGTCGCTATTAGAAAGGGGCATTTTCAGTTCTCCTTAGGTCAGGGACAGGTCGTTAGGGATGACAGCGCCGAACTCAGGACGCAGCACCGCCGAACCCCACAGGATGTCAACACGGTTCAGGAACTGGTCGTTACGGGTGTCGTAGTCGCGGACCATGCGCAGGCTCAGGCCATCGAAGGTCATACGGCTCGCTTCCTTGTTCTCAGGCAGCGGCAGATCCACAGTCGCGAAGGTCAGGAAGTCACGCGCAAAGGCCAGATTGACGCCGGTCTGCGCAGTTGCACCCAACACAGCCACAGCAGCGGCGTTAGCCGGGGAGGCCGTGACGTTCTGCTCCGAACCGGTAGCAACAATCGCCGGGCTGATCTGCAAGTTGCCTGCACCGCCAGCGTAGTTGGCAGTGACGACGAACGTGCGGAGCTGGCCGGTAGACGCCTTGGTGGCCGGATTGACTGCGAACACACCAGCGAAAGTGACGTGCTGGCCTGCAACCAAGGTACCGGTACCGGTGTTGACCGCGATGCTGGTTCCGGTCTGATTGGCGCCATTGACCTGATAGGTACCCGGGATTGCGGAAGTGCCGTATGCCTGATTCGGCGCGTTGGTCGTTTCGTACCAGTCGAAACCGGCAGCACGTGCCATCAAACCATCTTCGTACTGCTCGGCCAAACGGGACTGGCTGTTGAACAGGCCCTTCAACTGGTTCACCGCCTGAATGGTGCCGGAGGTGTTGGTCAGCATGAAGCGCGTGGTCGGGGCCAGGTTGTCCGAAAGCAGCTTGTTGGCCTTCAGCGCGTCATCCAGGCCCAAAATACCATCGGTATTCGGGACAAAGTTGGCGGCGTATGGCAGGGCGCGCGCCATCACCTGGGACTCAATGACCGAAGCCATATCGGCGATGCGCTGATCCAGATAGCGAGCACGGAAATCATCCATGGACAGCGCCATATCGGCCGCGTTCCAGATGAGGTCAACACCGGTCTGGTCTGAGATAGTGAGCGGAACGGTCTGATCAGACATGTCGCCAGCGTCCATGACTCGGCCAGTACGGACCTTGCCATGGGTCGGGACGCGGATATTCACCACGTTACCGATCTTTGCGCCGGTTACAGCGAAATCATCGCTGTATTCCATGTTGATGCGACGCAGAAACGTGAGCTTCTGGCGCAGGACGGTCAGGATTTCGCGAGTAATCGCGGTGGTAGTAAGGAACTGATTAGCCATTTGGAGCCTCTATTAGGGTGGGAGCCCCTTGGCGCGACGTTCTTCAGCTCGATGCTTGGCGTATTCAGACATGGTCATTTCATTCACGTCTTTCACAACTGCCGGAGAGCCTGAAACAGTCGTCACCGGGGCGGGTGCCTTCGTGACGGGTTTAGGCTGGCTAACAGGCTTTTCAGGTGCAGCGGGCGTGGAGAGCTTTGCTTCCAGTTTGCCGATGGCGCGAGCCTGACCAGCAATGGTCATCTCTGCAATGGCGCGAGCTTCGGCAGGATTATTAGCCAGGTAATAGGCCAACTGAGGCTCCATGTCTGTTTCCATGATCGCTTCAAGTGTTGCCGGGTGTACCTGTAGAGCCTCTACCTTCTGCGCATAGTCCGGATGCTCTTTCGAGAATTCGTCTGCGCGCTGCTGGTATGTCTGGAAACGGGCTTGTTTCGCCTTTTCCTGCTCTTTAGCTGCCCACTTACTCTCAATCTTCTTCTCGTAATACTCGTCCAATGCCCGGGCGTGCCGTTCTTGGTCGAAATCACAATCCATGAGCGTAGGCGGACCGCTTGCCTCCTGTTTCGGCTCAACCTTCGGCTGTTGAGGCTTAGGCGCCTCTAGTTCCTTCAGTCTCGCCTCCAACGCCAACCGCTGCTCACGTTCCCGTGTTGCCTCGGCTGCTGCCTCTTTTGCCTTATTAGTCAGTTCTGAGAAACGCTCATTCAGGCCTTTCTTGCCGCCCTTCTGAGGCTTCCCATCGTCCGAAGTCGCCGACCCTTCGGGATTCTCCACGTCCTGAGCTGCTAATTCCGCCTCGACCTTCTGCACTTCCTGTACAGCGGTCTTTTCAGTTTCAACGCGCTCATTTCGTGCGGCTATATCAGGCTGCCGTGCCGAGTTATCGACAGGGCCGGGCCGTTCCACTACTTCATCTGACATGTTTAGCGTCCTTTAGACGATTTAGCCCGGGATACCGCCCGGTGCGGTTGCTCCATAATATTGCATAGGATTTAGAAAAGCACCAGCCTGTCCGGCCTGCATACCCTGCTGGGTTAAATGCATACTCAGCGCTAACTGCTGGTTTTCCAAATCCTGACCTTGGGCCTGCGCGCCATACAATGCCGATTGGGCCTTTGACTTCTCTGCGTCGGCCTGGGCTTTCTGAGCATCGGCAATAACAGATGGGTCAGGCTGCTGGGGTTGTGGCGGCTGCTCGCCCTCTGCTGGCGGCAATAGGCCCTGAGTAACAAGGATCTTCCGAGCAGCCTTCTCAAACTCATCCCCGCCCGTAAGGTCGGCATTTTGGATGAAGAAGTATTTCGCGAGCGCACCCATCGGGCTTGGATCGTTCGCCAACTGCTGGAATGCGTCCGCCGCTTCCAAACGCTGGGTTGTGAAGCTCGGACCCACGTCCGCCTGAATGTCATACCGGCCGGCAGACATGTCGTTGTGGATAACGACCCGGCCCGTCTGCTCGTCTATCGTCTGCTTGTTAATCGCGATGATCTTTTCAGCGCCGTCTGCGCCGATAATCCGGATCTGACGTTCGGTGTCGTAGATCTTGGAAATCAGGTCGTTGGTAATCTCGAAATCATACTTGACCGCGTAACGCAGGTTATCTGTGTAGTCGAAGTTGGCAACATCGCCCTCACGCTGACGGGCAAGGATGGCCTTACCAGACGTTTCATTAGACCGCTGTCCTAGAGACGCGTCATAGATTCCCGTGGCGCTCTTGATGTCGTCTGCACTCATTTGAGAGGCATTGGCGAGTGCCACCGGGAATTCGGGAGTATTAAGCCGGGTCGGAGCCCCACCTGGGACCTTCTGGTCTGGCGTATATAGAAGAACGGGCGCCCGGCGAGTCCTCATGCTTTGCCATTCGGCCTCATGGCCTTCCACCATGGTTTCAGTTGCCAAATATGGGGAATACCCCTGGTCCGCGATCATATCCATTGTAGCGCTGCGTTCATAATTGAACATGCGCTGAGGGTCTTTGCCGAACCTGACCGCGCCACAGAACTGTTCCTTGCCCTTGATGTTGAGGATATCGCCCCACACCACGACCAACGGGATGAACTTGCCCGGCCATTCGTTCGGGCCTTCCAGGATTTCAGCCCCGGACACCACGCACTGATAGACCTTCTGGCGCTCTACGGGGCGCGTCTTAACGACCGTAATGCCTTCAGCAGCCAGCTCGTCTAGCACGTCCACAACATCAGATTCATAGGAGTCTGAGCCGTCCGAGAACCGAAGCAGGTTGTCGTCCACCGCGCGCTTGTACCAGTATTCCGATACGGTCACTTCCTTGTCAGCAAACCAATCGCGGTCGGCGCTGGTCGTCTGATCGACTGATACGAGCTTGGCTTTGGGCCACTTGGCCTTGAAGGACTGGCGCGACCAAGTGCTGTCTACGAACGCAAACCGAGCATCTCGGCGGTCCTTGGACTTGGCCGCAGGGTCGAAGGTGACCGTATAGGGGTTGGCGATCTCTTCCTTGCGGATCACAAGGTCGAACCCCGCATCATCCTCGTAAGCGGTATTGACCCGGTAAACGCCGAATCCACCACCCACAGCAAACTGAAATGCCGTATCGCGGGCGCGGTCAGCGTCCGAAGCTGAGTCGATATTACGAATCAGGCCTTGACGAATCTCGGCCAAGTCCTTATCCGCTTCTTCCATCGCTCGAACTTTGGGCTCAATCCGGTTCTGCCGCTGGTCGTTCGTAATCTGTTTGATAGCCTGGCGCAGCTTGTTAACCGTGTACTTGGCCCGGCCCTTGCGCTGGCTGGACATCCAGTCATCCCACTGTTTATCTGGGATGAAGGCGAACTCCATATCGTCCTCGGCCTTGGAATATTGCTCTCGCCAGTAATCCCGGCACATTTCATGCCGCTCAAGCATCTCCTGATGGAGCTTCTTCTTGTCTACGCCCGATACCGCGTAGTTAGGGCTATCTAGGCGGCTATCGACGGCCATTAGTTAAATTCCGACGAGAAGTTAAGGGTCACTTTCTTTTTCACCGCCACAGGTTCGGCGAAGGTTAACACGACAGAATCCCATCTATCAGGGGAATTAGCCCCACGACGGCGCATATCATCCTTTTTCTCCATTAGTAGCCGGGAGTTTGAGTCATATTTATAGCCAGGGCCGCATGCATCGGCCTGGATCGGGTCCTCATCGGGAATATCCACACCTGCCGGATCTTCCAGCCATTCCCGGGACTTCATCCACATTTCGGCTCTACGGTTTGCCGGACCACCACCAATAACCCGGCCATTCTCGTCGTACTTATCCGGCTCCAAAGGGCTGGAACCGAAATTCACCGGAACCACGATATCGCCATACCCCATTTCCACTAGGCGGTCGTAGATACCTGCGCCCAAGCCACCCACGTCGATAAAGAACTTGGCAGGCTTTTCCTCATCGATCACCTGTTTGGCCCAACCAGCGGCCTGCATGGTGTCCAGCTTGTAGCGGACTTCGATCTTGGGAATCTTCCGGCCAAGCCGGCGTGTCAATGCGCTGCCGTCGTCACCAAACCGCGCAGGATCAAACCCAATGACCAGCGGGCCGGACTCTGAAACCGTGTTCTTGCGCGCCCTGACAATCAGCTCCGGCTTGATATAGGAGTCATGGCCGGACATCTGGAAGGCTTCAGCCGCCGTGGCGGGGTATTCCTGCTTGAACAGGTTCGCATCTGCCAATTCGGTGATCTTGTTCCGGCGCCAGGCGATCTGTTCCATATCCAGGCCGTAAGCGAGCATGTAGGTCTGCTCTTCCTCGGTCATCACGAACTCAGTCCCGACCGCTTTCCGGTACTCGTCCTGCCAGAACCAAGGGACGAAGATGGCGATGAAGTCTCCCTGCCCACGTTCGGCCTCCTGCCACTTCTGGTGGTAGTAATTCCCCACCCCGTTGGCGGTTGACTCAAGGATGACCTCTGTCCCCTCAATGTCCGGGACTGCCTGAAGGACGCCAGCCGCGTGCTGCGAGGCGTTGGGCCAGAAGGCGACCTCAGACCCATGGAATAGCTGGACAGTCATAGAGCGGCCTACAGCCTTGTTACCAGCCGTGCCGACCTGATACCCGCTGTCCAGCTTGTCGAAGAACAGCTCCTTAGCATTGGCCGCGCCTGTAGAAGGACGGACAAAGGTCGGGCAGTTCTCGTGGTAGCGGTTGACCATATCGAACAGGTTGGCCGTGGCCTTGTCCTCATGTGTAAGGATAAAGGTGCGGATGCCGATATGCATCGTGGTCTGTTGGTAGAACCTAGCACCTACGTAGGTCGAGCACCCTTGCTGCCGACCCTTGAGGATCATGGCCCGGACCTTGCCCGTCCTAGCCCTCTGTTCCTCTAGCCGCTGGTGGATGTATTGCTGCGCCCGGTTGAACCGGAAGTCCTGCACCGATCCAGACTTGCTCCGGATTTTCAGGCAGTTGCGGGCATAGAAGTCCGTGTCGGACCTTAGCCGCTCTTTGGGGTCACTTGAGACTGTTAATCCAGTCATCGTGCGTCAGTTCGCCACCCGGGGTGACATGTGCCTCAACCCGCGACAGCTTGGGAATGTGATATTCGATGGCCTTCAGATAGATATCAGCCGCCCCCTTAGGATCATCCTGAGCCGTCCGAGTGATCCAGCCCTTGAACTCATCCGCCAAGTCCTCTGCGATCATCGCAATGGCCTTACGCGTCCGTTCAGTGGCACGGTTGACCGAACCCTTAGGCCGGCCGGGGCCAGGAGTGCCATCCCCTACTCGGGGTTTCCCTTCAGTTTGAATATCGGTATCAGTCATGTTCCACGGATTGTTCCACGGATTTTGCATTAGCAGCAAATTGTCTGTAATGGTCTAGCCGATATTCCCGCCATTCTTCTATGCCCGGGAACTCGTTCCAATCACCTTGCGTCGAAAGCAAGTACGAAATCATGCCTGGCTCGTATTGGCGCGTTGCAATCCTGTCGCCAGTAAGTATGACATCCAGCCTATGCCTTGCAATGTCGGCTGACGTTTGGCCATCATCCTCTAGCAGTAGGTTGTGTAGGTCGATCATTTGATCACCGTTGGTGGCGGAATTATCCCGGTACTTTTGAAATTACGGTCAAGTGCCCAGTTTACTGCCCTGAACCATAGAATATTGGTCCT